ATCTTAGTTTGTATTTGCCCATTAGTTTCTTCTGCTTTCTTTTCAGCGATAGCAGCACGTTCTTCGGCAGCTTTGATCTTATCACGCCACATCATTTCTGTAGCGTATCCGCCTTTGAAATAGACGCCCATAACCAATAACAGAACACCTACAATTTGTGTAGGTAATCTGTATTGGTTAACAAATGGAATAAACTTAATAAAGAAGCCAGCCACTGTGGCAGTCAATCCTGTAAGCAACAGGATATTAATGAACCAGATTAAAACGCTGTCTGGTATAAGACTAAGCATCCAACCTAGCTGGTCCATTATTAGTGAGCTCCAAATACGTGTAGAGCATGTTCATAATGCTTCTTACGATCGTCAAGTCCGATAGTTCCGCCGTTGATACGCTTAGTTAGAGTTAAGATATCACCCTTGTCTGCCCATTGGTTTAAGTTGTTGCTTTCCCAGAACCAGCAAGCTGATTGTAAAGCACCTTCAAATGTTGCTAGATATTCTGGAACTTCTTCAACTGCCATTTCAAGGCTCTCTGCGAATGCTGTGTAGTTTTGTTTGCCAGTAAGTTGGATAAGTCCGCGTCCACAGTAGCGGAATCCGTCACCGGATTCTTCTGGGCCATTGCCCATGCGGTTGCCATATACTCTGTTAGCGATCTTCTCACCTTGCTTTTCATATTGTTTTGCCAAATCTAATGTTGGGAAATACTTAGGAAATACTTTAACTAGGCTTTCAGCACGATAGTTTAAGTTTTCTTTTAATGCAGTAAAGCCACCTGACTCATGAGCGCACTGTGCTAAGAACGCAGCAACACGCTCTGGAGTATTAATTTCATACTCAGGCAAAATTTCGGCACATGCTTGATACCAATGATCAACGTATTGATTCTTTGGAATGATTTGTGCTAGTTGGTCTCTTGTAAATTCAAATGTAAAGCTCATGATTAGATCCTCTGTAATAACATTGCTTGACCATTGTTGTCAAACATAAACTGGTCGCCTACCTTGTTAATATGATAGTCGCCTAATACTTTTGTTAGCCAAAAAATCTCACTCATTGCAGCTTGGTCCATAGTGATAGCATCAGTCACATTTTCTAAAATAGATTCTGTAGTTGCTTCTTTGACCATGCGTAGTTGGATTTTTTGATCAAACGGCTTATGGATAGTAATGACGTCGCCGTCTAAGGTTAGGTCATCCATTAAGGTCTTGCTAAAAAACTTCTTAATACCTTCGGTCTTGATAGTGTTCATCTTACCTTGATACGCACCGGATGTAGAAGGAATAATGTTTCTTAGTGTTGTCTCAGAAACTTCGTATTCACGATCTTCTTTATAGTACTTAAATTTCCAATCTTCGATGCCAGTTAATTTCTTAACACCGTAAGTTAGTTCTCTAATATGTTCTGCTAGTTTAGGAGTTCTTGATAACTCAACGAACACACTGTACTCGCCGCTTTCATCCTCGCCTGAGCTAACGTCGGAGTCGAGAACGAACGAATATCCTTTCTCAATAAACTCCATAAGATCAGTAGCAGGAGCACGGTCTTTAACTTGGAAGCTAACAACACAAACGTCTTGGTCTTCTCCCATCTTGCTTCTATGTACATCAACGTCAAACGTTGGGTAGACCATTTCTTTTAGGTCATTAGGACGTAGTCCTTCGTTAAGCTGCTGGTTGCTCATTTGCCATGTCCTGTGCTTGTTGTTCTGCTGGATCGACGTGTGCATTAACACCGCCGTTCATTGTAATAAGATCTTCAACCTTATTGCGATCGAGTTCGTTGTATCCTCGATTAATGTCGTTCATCAACTTCTTAGGCATGATGATCTTAACCATCCATACATCTTTGAAGTCAATTTTACCTTTACGTGTGCCTGGACGAATGTCGTCTGGTGTTTTAATCTTGCGTACTTTAGATACTTTTGTTTCTGCGTACTGCACTTTGCAACCGTAGTCTAGTAAACGCTTGCCACCTTCGGGCTCAGGCATCTGCTCTTTAGGCCACATGAAAGTACATTCGATAAAGTATCGACTTTCCTTAGGACCTGCAACTAGTTCACCGTCGATCCAGTTGTCGTAAACGTACACATCTAATTCGTCAATAACACGCTCGAAGTCTTTAAGCAAAGCCAAGCTGTTGTTAGAGCCGTAAATCGTCTCGATGTTCTTAATAATGTCTTTAATATCGGCCATAGTATCTCCCTTTGTATTTATTCGATCTAAAACTTTAACATAAGTTATTATATTCTAGCCAAAGTGTTAAATAACAATGTGTTCGGACACGGGCACAAACGGTTTGAGGTCCGTGCCTAACATAAACAAGGAGGGCTAACCTTATATGAAGAGAAAAAGAGCAGCTACAGCGTTAAAATCGCCAGCTCACAAGCACGGTGCATACGATAACCCGTATGAACACCAATCAAATGTACTTCGAATTGATAAATACTCTCGCCAAAAACGTAGACCACAGATTTATCCAAAGAATCTGAATCAAGAGACGTACCTCTTAAAGCTGCAAGATCCACAGAAAAAGATTGTGTTTGCCATAGGCCCAGCGGGTACAGGCAAAACAATGCTAGCGGTACAGTGGGCCGTAGAACAACTTCAACAAGGAGAAATTGATCGTATTATTATTACTCGTCCAGCAGTGAGTGTAGACGAGGAGCATGGATTCTTACCAGGAGACCTAAACGAAAAGATGGCGCCGTGGACTAAGCCTATTTTTGATGTTATATCAGAATACTATAATGCAAAGGAAATTGCAACTATGGTAGAAGAAGGTATCATCGAAACTAGTCCGTTAGCATACATGCGTGGCCGAACTTTTAAAAATGCAGTTATCATAGCCGATGAAATGCAAAATACGACTGCCAGCCAAATGAAAATGTTGCTAACTAGATTAGGAACAGAATCTAAAATGATTGTCACAGGAGACTTGAATCAAGCAGACCGCCCTAAAGAGAACGGACTGCTAGACTTTTTAAAATTATTTGGGAATTTTAGAAACGGTCACTATGTTGACTTGTGCGAATTCGATGTAGGAGATGTCGAACGCCACGAAGCCGTTAAGGAGATTTTAGCGATCTACGGAGATCACTGAGGCAGATGGGGAGTGAGCTTATCCCCTAACAACCTCTTATAAAATTCGAGCATATCGTCAAAACCGGCTTCTTGATTGAGGCCGTTTTTGATACACTTCTTCTCTTTGAAGTCTAAAATGACCTTGGCTGTTTGCAAATGCTTTGGTCGCACACTATTGCGAAACTCTGTAATTTCGTCCCACTTGCCATTCGGCTTCTGGTAATAGTATACCATCATATAACGTTCACTCATTTTCATTCACCTGTTCTACAATTACATTCGACTTCTTAAGGAAATCCACCCCGGCATTATCCCTATAAGCAGTACCAAAGAATACTCGTCTAATACCTGCTTGGTAGATAAGTTTGGCACAGTCCAAGCAAGGAGCATGAGTAATAAATAAATCACTATTGAGACCGTGCTCACCACTTCTAGCAAGTTTCGCAATGGCGTTAGTTTCTGCATGTAGTACCTCTGGTCTAGTTTTCCATCCTGATCCTAGATCGCCATCCTCGACCCAGACCTCACAATCATTATCCCACCCAGCTGGCATACCGTTGTAGCCAATAGAGATAATCCTATCATCCTTAACCACAATAGCACCAACGTGTAAGCGACGAGCATGACTAAGCTCTGCGAATGTCTCCGCAGTTTTCATGTACGCTTCTTTTAACTTTTGTTTCACTGCGACAGTCTACCTAGTCTAATTAATGTTGCAGATAGATTAATTTCTGGATCGACAACTAGAGTATGATCAACAAGCCCTTGCTTAATAACAAGAACGGCCTTGTCTTGATTTTCATCGCTGCCAAAGACTTCTAGGTTATCATACAACCAGCGATAGACTTCTTCCATCTCTTCACCGCGAAGTTTACCACATAGCATCTTACGTGCTTCGTTAATCTTTCCAGCCTTGAATAGCTTGACCATGTCAAACTTCCAATCAGCTTCGCCAGCATCGCCTTTGTTAGGAGCAATTAATTTACCTTCGTTGACGTTTTGCTGAATAAGGTTAATACACTTACGCAAGTCTGGATAGGCAACCTTTACGTAATCATCTAACGTATCAAGGTCAAAGTCTACACCTTCTTCGACTAAGATAGTTGCAACTCGAGCAGTGAATTCTGTTAGGTCAGTGCGCTCAACGTGAAATCCTTGGCAACGACTATGCAACGCTGGAATAATACGATTAGGATAGTTGCAAGTAAGAATGAATCGAGCAGTAGCATGATACTCTTCCATAACTCCACGCAACGCTGCCTGTGCGTTAGGACTCAAGTAATCGGCCTCATCAAGTAGTACAACCTTAAACGGACCGAACGGAATCATCTGTACAAAGTTTGTAATCTTGTCACGCACATCGTCAACTGAGTTAGTACGCGATGCGTTAATTTCTAGTACGTCATAGTCTTCGATTCCTAACTCATTGATGAGAACTTTTGCCAGTGTTGTTTTACCAATACCAGCAGCACCACTTAGCAACAGATGCGGAATGCTCTTGTCTTTGATCCAAGTATTAATTTGTTTACGTTGATGGTCATCACGGAACACATAACCGTCTACAGTTTTAGGGCGATACTTTTCAACCCATAGATCTTTTATACTCATTCTTTTGCCTTATTAATAATGTCTTTTACTATTATACTATTTTTATTGTCAATGAGCGAGAGCTCATGCAACCGATCTGCGCATTTACGGAGATCCTCGGACAACTGCCCGACACCAACTTCTTGTTCAACAACGCTTGCAATCTCGTGCAGTGCTACTACTGCATCGATTAGTACAAGATTCCTCATAGGATACGGCCGGTGACCCGATAAATTAGTTGATCTAATTCTTGCTCAAAGTCTTTCCCCATTCTGCGCTTTTCGTAGATAATGCCAATAAGCTCAGTTGAAGTGCTATCCTCTACATCGGCGCCATGACCACGACTTTCTAGTTCTTCGATTAAATCGTCTGTGTCAAAGTCTGCTAGATCAACATCAACCTCGACTTCTGTATAGATTGTTTTATACATTATACCAGCTCCTCGACAATGCCAAGAACTTCTGCAACGATAAGCAATGTGCCTGCTTCAGGGAAGCCTACCATAATCAGTGATGCACCTGCACCAATGCGTAGTACACTCTTTACAAGGCTAACATAAAAATGTCCCTTGCTTGTATCTTTAGGTTGGATATCCATTTAATCAATCCTATTGTTTTTAATAAGTCTTAAGATCTTGCGGCGCATCTTAAATTGTTCAAAGTACTCGTAGCATTTCGCTAAAGAGATTACAGTGTTTGATTGTCGTTTCAGAGAAGCACATGCCCATTCTGGACTATTCTCTTTGAGCTGCTTAAACTCAACATCGTCGAATTCGATCAAGTTAACTTTTTCACTAGTGTTTAACTTGAAGTAGATTAACGGATCGCCTTGTTTGATGTCGATTGTTTTAACGCCCGGCTTAACAATGAACGCTGGTTTTGCAGCAGGCCTATACCACCTACCGATATCAAAGCTAGCAGAAATAGTGAAAGTGCTGTCGATAAAATTGTTCTGATCATAGTATGCTGGTAATTGAGTAGCAATAAGACTTTCTTCGGAAAAGAACAAATAGCTTAATGACAGTTGATGTATTCCAAACTTTCCTTGTGGATTGCCAAGAAATGCTTTTGCAAACTCAATGTCCTGATGATCGACGTCTAACGCATTGTGCCCTAGTTTAATTTTAATATCAACCGGGCTCTTAATAACAAATATATTCTTTAGATCGTCTACAATAGCAGGACACTTAGAAACACTAGGACCAAAGAATGCCTTATAGTCCATGTGTTTCAATAAAGGTTCAGGAGCCATCAATCGCATAGGCGACATAAATGCCGCTTGCTTTAATCCCATGTTTTCAAGTTCTTCGAACCCGGGATTGGCTCGAGTCCAATATACGTTTATGCTCATTTCTTTTCTACGAACGGTGCTAGTTCTGGCGGAGCCCAACCCACTGGCTTGAGTACTTTACCATCTTCACGCTTGCGAACCTTGCCAGTTTCTTTGTCGATTTTAGCAAAGTTAGTTTTCATAACTTCTTTCCAAGCGCCTTCGGAATCTGCACCCATACTGTGCAACGCACCGATAGTGACAACTAAAATATCAATGAGCGCATCTAGTGTTTCAACTCGATCCCCAGCGGCAATTGCAGCCTTGAGTTCGTCGTTGTATTCTTCGTCGATTAAATTTACATATAGATCAAACTGAGCTTGATTAAAGCCGACAACTGTTTGGTCGCAAGCCTTCATAAACTTCTCTTGATCGCGAAATGGGTTCATCATATTCTCCGGTGTTTCCTGTTAATTGTTTCTACTCTATCTAATAGTTCAAAGTCTAAGCCTTTGTCTATCGCTTCTACTATTATAGCAGCTACGTCCTTAGGAAAGCAAGCGCCTCCCCAACCAAACTGCCCATCTGCACCAGGCACATCCATGTGTGTTGTACCGATACGAGGATCTTTAGCCGCTAGGTATTTTATATCATCCCACTCAACGCCCGACTGTTCTGCTAGTTGATAAAACTCGTTCATGAACGTGACCTTGGTGGCAAGATAGCTGTTCATCATGTACTTGAACAATGCCGCAGTTTTAATGTCTACGATAGTAAACTTTTCGTTCTCCAGCGGCAAACTCAATCGAATAATTGTACGTGCTTTAACACACCAGTCGTAATCTCCACCTAGGATAACGTGTTCAGTGTTAACATAATCCATGAGATTGTTAGACGCAGTTAAGAACTCGGGTGCGTAGACAATGTTAGGGTATTCTTTTTGTAAACGTGCATACACGCTTGCAGGTGCAGTAGTTTTACAAATGATTGGGATTTGTTTATTGATAAGAGTAAACAATAACTCTTTAAGTGTTTGTTCGAGGATGCTAGAATCGCATCGACCATCTTCAAGTTTAGGATCTACGCACGGGCTAGGCACACATACGTAGACAGCATCACAAGTGTTGAATAGGGCTAGGTCGGCAGAGTCTTTTAACTTAGGATCACGGATGATGATATCAACCGATTGATGAGCCCAAGCAACTGCGCTACCAACGTAGCCCAATCCTATAATACCAATGCGCATAATAACCTTTACGAAGTAAGTGTATTAATTATACGCTTTATTGTTGACAACGTCAACAGCTATTACATCATATTGCTTCCAGCGGCAACGTTTCCGCCTGCACCAAAGTCTTCTGCTCTAATTGTAGCAGTTGAGCCATTGCCGTACTCTTGACCAATGTAGAATCCACTAGGACGCTCGTCGGACACTAGCAAGATGCATTTAGTATCGATCTTTTGAATGGCTTTAACACTTTCGTCGTCATCGATCTCTAACTTTCGAGTCCAGCGTCCGTGTTCAACCAAGATCCATTGACCAACTTTAACATCAGTTTGATTTGGGCCAACTTTATAAACCTGTGCCCAACGTGGCTTGATGCCGTGAACTTTAGCATCGTCACTTTGGATAACGATACCAGCATTGGTCACCATCTCGCCAAAATCCATATCGGCAACTAGCACGTCGGCGTTTAGCGCACGGATCTTTACTTTCTTAGCTTGAAATGCAAATGTTGTCATGTTATTTCTTTCTACGTGCAGCTACTTCTTCTTCCATAGCTCTTGGATTTTGTTTGTAATAGTCTTGCAATACTTGTTCGCGTGTGCGTACAATTTTACCACCAGGGCCTAATTCGTCGCCACGTGCGTTAACTTTAGCATTGCCCACTGCTGGAATTGTTTCGTTTTTAAGAGTTAGTTTTTCCATGTCAATTTCACGACCTCTAACACTACTGTATACTTTTCCCATCTTATTCTCCTTTAAAGAATTCTTCTATCGGTATGCTGTATTTAATGCTGTCTATCTTGTGAACCCCAATGATGTGGAGCACATAGCTAGCAACGCTGGATCCACGTCCTACACCCCATACTACATTGTTAGCTCTGAGCGTATCCACAATGTATTTCATAACGGGCAAAACTTCATACATATCGTTTTTAACAAACAGCTCTAGTTCCAGGGTCACCCGGTCTCGTTGTTCATCGGTGTCGCACTCGCTATACAACCATTCTACTAGATCTGGACAATAGTCGCGTGGAATGAACCAATGCTTTGAGTTTATTTTAGTTGGGGGGATTGGATAGTCGAGGTGCTCTATTTTGACTCGACTAGTGTATTGACTAATGTCGTCAAGAGTTTGGCAGTTAGCTAGTATCTCAGGACCGTGCCTAAGTATGCCTTCTATCAGTTGCTCTTGAGTATTATTTTCAGTCCACATTAATCAGTTGATCCAGATCACCATTTGCTTGAGTGTTATTCATTTTAGCGATATGTCTTCGAGACATCTCGTCTTTATATATTATAACAAAAGTAGCGATCTGTGTCAACAGTTCAGGCTTGCCTAAACGTGCCGCAGTGTAATATTTTTTGTTCAATTCGATAACCTTAGCCTCTATCTCAGAGTCTTTGAATTGGCTAAGGTCACCTTCGAATGGATGGAACATGTTATTCTGTAAACTGTCCTAGGTAGCGCATAAAAATCACGTCTGCGCTGTGACGCCATACTTCTACAAATACTGGATCAGTTGCTGACTCTAATGTAAACGGAACAGGAAAGTCTGCGTTCTTCTTGATAACAGTACCACCGGTTGTGTCAAAAGCCACAGTTAATGGGTCTCCGCCGTTGCCGTAAAGTTCTAAAGTTATCTTGCCAACACCGATTGGGGTGCTTTCGTCAACGTACACTGGATCGCCAGGTAAGTTTAAAAAGTCCATAGATAGGTTAGAAGTCACTCTATAGATCTGATAAGAGCCGTTTTGGAAATCAATAGTAGTAGGAGTTGCATCAACTGCACCACCGTCGAAACGTTGTTCTCTATTATTTTGGAATACTGCATTTTGTACAATGTTCAAACCAAAGTCGTTATCATTGTCTAATCTAGCACCGTTATTTTGAATGTCGGTGATTTCTTCTCCAGCTATACGAAGGCTGGTTTTAATAGTATCAAAGTTATCTCTGAATACTTGTGTATCGTTGTCTTGCCCTGCTACAGGAAAGGTTTCATCAATGTTGTATCTTATTTGGCTAGTCACGGTAATTTTTCTCCACGTTGCGGAAATGCAAGGTATTTATCCTCTATCTCTCCGTCTATGATATCAATTAGATATCGGTCTGCTGTAAAGTTAATGGATTTAAAATCAAACCCACTAGCTTTGATTCTAGCTACTATATTTGCACTTGCACCCGGTGCTGCATAACACAGTACCAATGCCTTTACAAATCCAGTTTCATAGCTAGAAGTGTCTTGGATACTTCTCATCCATTGTGGAAGAAAAGTTCGGTCTCTTTCGCCAACTGCTGCTAGGCGCCTTCTCATATTCTTAATAGAATTAGGAAACACTCGTTGATGATCGCTATCGCTAACTAGCGGAATATCGCTATCTATCTTGATAGAATCATAACTAATCAGTACTTTGCTTTCAATAGTATCGGCTAATTCTACAGTATTAGAAATGCTAATATTATTTTTTTCTAAGTCGTCAACTATCTCAACGTAGATAACTTCGTAGATTGTTTCCTGGGTCACCGGATCTTTAGCTTTAGAAACTTTAAGATCGCCGAATAGAATTTGTTTTCTATAATGATTTCGACTCATGGCCTGTACGTATTTTACAGCCTGTGTACTTTCTATTCCAGCATATACTAACATTTTTAATTCAGTTTGAATACCAAAGTTAACGTCGCCATATCTATAGATTTCGCTAGGTTTAAAGATCGTAGCATCAGTAATGAATGTTGACCATGCTAGTCTTTTTTCTTTTGACTGGAACGCTTTTAAGAAAATGTTTGAATATGTTAATTCAACATCCGACACTACAGTGAATGAGAACGTTCTATTAACTGCGGACAAGTTGACACTGTCTCTAGCTCTAACAGTAAATGTAAATTCTTTGTCAAAGGTAGTAGTACCACCATCGAATGTAATATTAAATGTCGGCTCACCGCCCTCAACATCATACAATCTTGTTAGTCCGATGCCGTCGGCATCTGCAAACTGTCTAACCTTACCTTGTATTTTACCAGTAGACAAAAACTCTAATCCAGGAGGAAGCTCTCCCGACACAAACTCGTAAGTCACTCTGCCACCGTACAATAAGCTCTCGGCTTCGACAGATAGTTGACTAGGTTGGTTAGGTTTAATTGTCCCAAGATCGCTAGGAGTTATCCAATTAATTGCGCTCTCAATTTCACCAATGATTTCAACAGTGAATGTCTTGGCAGCGGTTGACACGCCTTGATACCAATAGTCTGTATCTGTAGGCAATCTGTTTCTATGAGAAACTATACAAACGTATACTAGTCCTAGATAGCGTACTGCGTCATTAACACTGTATGATATTGAAGCATTCCAGTCTCCTTGCAGAGTGTATGATAGGTTTGTTAATGTTGTTGGAAAATTAACGGCCATCATAGTGAACTGATACGACTTGCTAATTTTAGCTTGGTATGGAACACGGCCAGCGAGTTCTCCAGTTAATCCATCTAGTGCTAGACCAGGCGGCACTTCGCTAGGAGTAGTGTCGGGATTATTAGCCAGTAAGAAATATATGATAGTTCCTGCAAGAGTAGGAGGATCATATACATCTAAGAAAATTGTCAAGTAGTTGTTTGCTCTGTATCTACCTAAGTTTGCAGGAGTGATCCAGATAGGTACTCGATCAGCACTTGCATCAGCGGTAAACACATTAGTACCAACTTGCACAATGCTGTTGTCAGCCTGTAGGAATTCTTCAGTGACAACATAAATTTTAAATAGACGAGATACTACAGTGATGCCGTCTCCGACTCCTACAGCAAACGAATAAATTCTACTCAATCGTCTAGGAGTCTTACTAGGCTCGTTGTAATCAAACGTGACGTTATCGTAGAAGAAGCTGTCGTATCCGTTTGATTTAGCTTCTACGAAATCGATAGGAGTAGTATCAAATGCTCCAGTATCAAATCCGCCGTCTAACGATGCGTTATTATCAATGGCAAATATAGGATCAGTGTAGCCTGAAATAAAGCCAGTTGGTGATAGGCTTAGTCCGGGCGGTAGTTGTCCACCACCTGGCATTAAGAAATATTCTAGAGTATCACCAGCAGTTAAATCAGTGTCTGTTGCAGACAGTTGAAACTCTACAACGCTATTGTCTAAGATAAAGTATGCTTCTCCTGCGCCGACTTGTAGGTATTCTCCGGGAGTGACCCATTCTGGAGCATCAGCTCCGTCAATCGTTAATCCAAAAGTTCTATCTTCTATAGAGGTTCCGTCCGTTGCTCTAACAACAAATCTGCTAGTTGTGGACTTGCGAACTTCTGCCGGGCTTCCTTTAATAGTGTTGCCCGATAGCCTAAACCCTTTTGGCAAATTGCCTGCAATAATAGTGTAAGTGACTGGACCTAGTGTCGAAGTTGCTTCTACAGTTATGCCTGAGGAGATAAGAACACGCTCGGTAAATGTACCTAAACTACCTGCCGGCGTAATCCATGTTAATGACATTCTTTAATCCTTAAGAAAGGGTGCCGCAATCTAAGTCAATACTTGAAGGCAATGTAATAGTTCCAAAATCTACGTTAGTCCATGCTAGTGCAAACTGAACTGAATTATTAAATGTTCCTACAATATGTCCGAAGTCGTATGTAGTTAAAATAGAAGTGACTGGTACAATAGTCTGCACTGTAATTACAGAAGCACCATCAGTCACTACGTCAATGTCAGCTCCACCTTGGATAGTGATATTTCCACCGTTTCCAGTATTCGCAGTTAATACGCCAGCATTGGTGTCGATTCTAATAAAAGCATCCGGAGCAGTAGATGCAATTGAAATATTGTCATTAAATTCAGTTAATGCAATATGTCGTCCGTTTGTTAAATTTTTAAATTCGAATACAGCGCCATTCTTTTGTTTGAAGATACCGGTACCCGTAGTACCAACGTTTGCGCCAGATATTCCTAACTCGGCATCTAGTGCTGAGAAGTTAGCGTTTACTTTTTGAAACGCAGTTCGTAAGTCGTCGCCGAGTCCGTCGTTAACTTGGTTGCCGATATTAATTGTTTGAATTGCCATATGTGCGCTCTCTTTTTAGTATTTACCGTTAATCAAAGTACGAAACAAACTGGATAACAGCTGATCTAACATACAATGTTGATGTTGTTTGGCTATTAATTGCTTCAACAATGATTACGTTGCCAAGGCCTCGGCTAACAGTAAATGTTGCCAGCGGTGCAGGAGAAGTATAAACACTTCCGTAAACACTCATAACTGGTTCAGCATTAGTATTATAAGATGCTGCTACAGTTGCTTCGCAAGTTTGTGTGTGATCAGTATTAGTGTCATCGCCGTCTAGTCTGCCTTCGACAGTGATGACTAACTTTAAAGAAGTCATCCATGGCTGTGCAGTGAATATTGTAGTTGTAGCGCCGCCGTCAACTGAAACATTGATGGATCCTGAGTATCTAATAGAATTACCAAATTGTAAATCGTTAGTGATTGTTAGTCCGTCACCGTTAAACGTTAGCGAGTTGTTAAGGACACCGTCGCCTTGTGTTATTACAACTCCGCTGGTAGTGAGTGTTAGTTCAGCACCGGTTAATCCTGACACATCTTCTTGATACGCAGATAAGCTAGCAGTCATCACACCAGTTGATATACGGCCGTATTGTGTATTGTTCGGACCATCTGGATCGTTGTAAGATTCTAGAGTCGTGGTATTGTCTGTAAACGATAAGCGAGAACCATACGTATCAAACCCTTCTCCGTTAATTGTTTCTACACTCTTGTTAATTGCGTCATTGCCAATGACAAGACCGCTTGGCAACGTTAGCGTACGACCAACAATTTTAAACTGTTCTTCGTGTACGCCTGTGCCAGTTGCAAGGACTACAGAAGCAGCGCCGTGCAATACTAATGCACCTGTTGTAGTGAGTGACTTCGGATAATCCGGTAGTTCACTTACTGCTACGTTAGCAGTCCAGCCAGCTCCTCCAGGTAGTACAACATCTTCTAATACAACAGTAAGTTCGTATCCGTATAAGTGATGCACTTGGTCGTCAAATGTAAATGTATCGTTTGAAGTGTATCCAGGATTGTCTGGATTAGGAAATGGATTGTCTAAAAGTAATTGTGCAGATCCGTCCGGATTGCGTTGTATCGATCCTTCAAATACCCAAGGTGTACCACTTAATGTTAGTGTAGGTTTTTCTTCAGTAGCTACGTAATTGGCCGAAGATAATGTTAACGTAAAAATTCCGCCTTCTGGTACCGGTACATGTATAGTTCCGCTTTGATCAAAACTCCATCCCGGTCTCGGGCCCTGTGCGTTTGGAGTAATTAGTATTTCTCCATTGTACGAACTCAACACTAGAGGAATTGGATTTGGATTTTGTATATCCGCCGGGAACGCACCAAGCTCGACTCCCATAACGCCTATCTTACCATTAGTATGAGCAGGGAATGATACCGCACCGCCATTTTCGTCGCTGGTTATTATTAGTTCGGAATCCCCACTGACAATTCTATCAGTTGCTTCGGCAGCTTGCTGGGCATACAATTCAGCGAAGTTTGCATCAATCTTATCAGCGGCATTATTTAATTTGATAAATGCAGCCCTAAGACTATCGCCTCTTCTATCGTTAGCAGTGTTGCCAACGTTGATCAAGTCATCGGGCGAATTAGTGTTTATAATTTGTTTTGTCATTTATCGCTCCGATTATAGTGCTGCTATTCTAGTTTTAAAATCTGCAAAGTCTGTACTTGCCGCCACCACTGCTTTAAGGGTTGTAGTTTTAATGTAGCCATTAATAATTCCGTTAACCGTTAAATCATTTTCTATAATAACATCACTACTAAATTGTGTTAGAGGTGTCACTACGATTGCACTAGAGTCTGCACTATCGATTAAGTTAGTGAAAATGTTTGCGTATACTGGACCAGTAATTTTACCATTCACTGCATCTACCAACATAGTTGAGTTGTTAGCAAACACTGATCCCATGAGATCAAATTCGTTGTTTATACTAAACACTATACTATCATTAGTAGGGTTAGTAGTTAGGTTAATACCGAACCCGCCTGTTAATACCAATGTATCTGTAGTGTTGTCTGCGAGGATAGAACTCTGTCCGGATACCGCAATTGAAGTAAACCCTAGTCTAGTGTTTGCAACAGTGATTCCGCCAGTACTTGCACTAACACTAATTCCGTCACCTGCAACTAAACTAGTCACGCCAGTGTTGGTCACAGTCACTGAACCGGTTGAGCTTGAAAAGCTAATACCAGTTGATCCGCCAATACTAGTCACGCCAGTATTTGTAAATGTAATTTCATTAGCACCTGGATTAGTACTAATACTCATACCGTTGCCAATTAAGTAGGTTAACTGATCGTTGTTGCCGTCTGCTACTAACGATACTTCCCCTGTCACGTTCACAGTTTTAAATACATCTTGGACAATGTTAGGAGAAATGTTATTGATCGTAGCAACTTTCGTTTCGGAGTCAATAGATAAACTTAAACCAGAAACGACTTCGATGCCTCTAATACCGTCATTGGTCACTGTCACAGTGCCCTTGCCGCCTACTAGTGTACTGGCAACTGTCATTCCGTCCCCAGCAACTACACTTACAACACCTAGGTTAGTTAAAGTGACTGCACCTGTACTGCCGCTGATACCAATCTGCCCAGCTGTGCCTATCAAGCTAGTCACACCGGTATTGTTGATGGTAATGCTTTCTGCGCTAGAGTCAACAACTAATTGCATAGCCGTTCCAGAGTTTAAGTTCAACGTGTCAATAACAACACTAGCTGAAACTCTGTTAAGATCGTCTACCTGGACTGCTCTAAAGCCTGCCTTTGCCGGGTCAATAATTAATTCGTTATTGACTGTGGATCCTTCTGGCAAATCGATTGTAAGTCCCTTACCTTTAATTTGCGCACTACCTGCCCATAGGCCGTTAAGTTCTGCGCCGGTAGTTGAGTACAACGATCCAGCAGTATCACTCCACGCTCCGGTGTATATGTTTTTCCATTGATTGGTAAAAGAACCGATGCTTCTTTGATCAGTATACTTAGGAGAAATGTCAGTTGTTAGCTGAGTTAAGTCAACGGTCTCTCCACTGTATCCTGCAATTGTAATATCCAGGCTTGTAAAATTACTATTAATTTTATCAAACGCATCTTGCACATTGCTCCACAGTAGCGGAGCAGCGCCTGCGTTGATATCTAAATTTGGTAATGCCATTATGTTCTCCCTACAGCGATTTCGATTGTACCAACATGATCTGAATCATAGTTCTGTAATGACTTACCAACTATAGTACCAGCTCTTACATTTTCTCCAGCAGCAATAGCTACTCCCGGAATTCTTGAAGTCACAAGTATGTCTCCCTTATTAATTTTTCCTACTACTTTACATGGTACACGACCTTGTAGAGCAACTAAGTTCTTTAGACCTGGGCAAGCATCATACATAACAAACGCTGCGGTATTGGATATAACACCTGCAACTCTTGTATCACCTTCTCTATTAGTCAATGTGACTTCTTTGTCGCCACCGAATATCACAACTGTACCTACTTCGTAGTCTTTGTCGCCTTCGTAGTATTCTGCCAAGTCCGCAGAGTAAGTTGCTTGTAATCTAGATTCGTTAGGTGATGTACCTGTTAGTGTCCAACGTCCAGTTATTGTACCAGCAGTAGTGTTTCCGCCAGTAGTAATAGCAGTCACTTGTAAACTAGATGCAGTAATTGGCGCATTAGTTAGACCGTTCTGTGTTCTGAACACGTGAGTAGTATTATCGTAGTATGTGACGTTATCTGCTGATAGTGATCCACTTCCTACTAATACACCACCTTGGCTAGCAAATCCATATAACTTAACGTATCCGCCTGTTGCTGTAGTACCTGAGTCTAGTGCAAGATTAGTATCAATTTTCAACTGTGATAATTCTGCAATGTTAGCTGCAAAATTACCACTAGCATCTCTAACAATAAGTTTACTGTTATCAGTGGCGCCACTGTAAGTTGACGACATATCAACAATACCGAAGTCGCCGTCGTTAGCAAAGCTAGAAGAACTTGTTCTGCGTAAGAAACCTGTACCCGCAGAGTACTGTCCTTTCTTAACTCCTAGTCCTAAGTCCACAACACTTGCGAACGAAACAGGAGCAACATCGGCAGTTGCTAATGCTGAATTACCTAGAACGGTCTTAGAAGCAATCTGTTGGATCTTACCAACTAAGATGCCGTTCGGACCTAATGTCACCCAACCGTTAGTTGTGGTAAATTGTGAGCTGTCAAAACTTGCTAGACCTAAGTCGGCTTGTAGGATACCGCCAGCATCGCCTCGAGTGGAAGCGGCTGTCATTGCCAACTTGCTTTGTGCAATAGCAGCATCGGATTTAACATCGTCGTTGATAATAACACCGGAATTAATCTGAGCATTAAGCTCGTTAGTTCCTTCGTTAATAGTCAATGTCACATCGCCTACTACTGTGGCATTGATAGCATTGTTGCCAGTTCCGGTAAACGCTAACAAATCGCTTGCAGCAAGATCAGTAATTGTGAACTCTTGCAAGTTTGTAAATGTTAAACTTTGTAAGTTAACACCGTCACCTGGGTTAACTGGGTCAGCTAGGTTAACAATACGATTCGTAAAGTCTAGATCTAAATCGCCCTTCATGGCCAATTGGCCATCTAAGGACATATATCCGCCAGTGAATGCTGGAATCAGTTGGGTAGGATCTACAACCTGTCCTGCGTGAGTAGTACCTAATCTACGCTCTATATAGATTCGAGTAGCGTTTTCAGTCGGCACTGTATCAGTAGCATTGTCTGAGAATCCAGAATCTACTGAGAACTCAGCAATAGGTACACCGCGCTTGAAACCAATACCGTCTAAGTTTGACAACGCAATTGCAGCCGAGAATGTGACTCGACCAGTACCTTGGTCTACTCTAAAGTAAGGGCCAACGTTAAAATTACCAAACTGGTCAGTGGTCACATAGAAGCAACGTCCTACGTCACGTTCAACAGTTTCGTTAGTTGGGTTCAGTGCATTAACAGCTGGGCCATAAATTTCACTTGGGTAGTTTGTATCAGCATACGAACCAGTACCAATTTCTAGTAAGTCATGTGATGTCACACGAGTTAACGAAATACGAATTGTTAGCGAACCAGTGCCGTCGATAGTTCTAGCAGTGACCGCAGCTTTAACTGTATATGCGTTTGCGTAATTAATTAAGCTGTCTACTAGTGGTCTATTTAAATTAACTCTTGCAAATGTTTCTAAAGTTTCACTCTCGCCTTGATAAGAAGTGATAATGTATTCCTCGCCTAAGAATACAAATGTCATACCATTTACTCTGTCACGGTCGCTTGGGCTAACTGGAACAACGGCAAACGATGTATCGCCTACTCGTCCAGTCACTAGTCCGTAGGTCACTGTTCCTGTAGAACTGCCAGAAGTGACTAATGCATCGCCTTCTGGGATTTCACTGATTCTAAATTGTCCACTAGTTAGGCCTGCGGTAATAACAAAGTAATTTCTTCCTTCACTTAGGCCGCTTGGTAGTGTTAGTGTAGAATTGAATCTAATAACATCGCCTGCATTTAGACCGTGTGTTGCCTTATTGATAACAGTTGGAGATCCTACAGTGATAGTGCAGGTCACAGGAGTTCCTGCGTATTCTCCAGGTTGGTATAATACTAATTCAACAAAGTTGTAGTTCTCTCTAAGAGTAGTCTTTGTTAACCCTTGTGTTATTAAAGAGTGATTGCCTGATCCTGCATCAGTGATTGTAATTGAATTGCCACTCTTGAATTCGCTAATTCTAAATGCAGTTTCGGATAATCCGTCAGCAGATACATAATATCTTTGTCCAGCAACTAGCGGGCTAGGCAATGTGCCAGTACTTGCAAATCCTACATAGTAGTTTTCTAAGAAGTGATGAGCAGCCGCCAATTTAATACTAAGTCCAGTGCCGTCAGTTAGTGTTGGACTAACTCCGCCTGGAGTTTGTGAACATACAAATTGTGTGTAAGAAACAACATCGACAACATAGTAAGATGCTCCGGAAATAAATCCGTTGCCTGTAGTTCTAGCAATAAATTTATCGCCGTACTTCATACCATGATTGTTGGAAGTAGTCACAGTATTGCTAGCAATAGTTGTAATAGTTTCAACTAGTTCAAAGTTGCCAGGCGAGGTAGCTGTTATGCTAACTGGGTAATTACCGTTCGAATCATTCAATGCATCAAACTGTAGAACACGATAGATGTTATCAGCAGCTTCGCGTAGTCTTAAACCAGTTGACGGACGAACTGCAACGTCAACCAATTCGCCAGTTAGAATAATCTGCGAATTTAGTCTTAGTGACATCTTAACGCCGTCTGCGATTTGATCAAACAAGCCGTCGAAGTTTCCGGTTGAATCGCTGGTTAAGTTCAATCGAACAACACCGGCAGGCAAACTTTCAGTGACAACTGAAGTCACTGGGTATCTGTAAATAGCACCACTGTGGTCAACTTCTAGTTCCGAGCCACCTAATGGTGTGTAATTGTATCCTGTGACATATACAAACAAGTCACCTGCATTGTTGTAGTATCCTGCACTTGGAGCATAACATACAACTGCCTGGGCAACGTCGTAGTACAAGCCAGTTGGTGTAGGAACTTCTAATGGATCGCTGCCTTCTGCAACAAGCGCATAATTACCGTGAGCACTTGAGCCGCCTACTGAACGAATCTGCGCACCCTTTAATGAGTAGTATGAAATATGGCAGTAGTATGTAAACATAGATACTGCTTCAACCAGTCCACTGTTTGTTGCAAAAATACCGTAGCCTAAGTCGTTAACTTGGGTGAAGTCGTTAGCCAACATACTTCTGTTGCCCGGCATTAGCAATTCATACAAGTTAGCATTAGTATCAACAAAGTCAACAACACTAGCTTGAATATCAGCCTTGGCTGCAACTAACAATACTCTTGCATCTTTAGCATCTGTATCGTATGTGTAGGCTGTTAGGCTTGGATAAACTTTAGTCGGAGCAGATCCAACACCACCTGAGATGATGTTGGTAATATTCGTCATCAACGTCTCGATAGTTGCTTGGGTACCCGAGTCACTAGCAGAGCCAGTTTGTCTTGGAGTTGACGAATACACAATTGCAGGATCGGCATTAACAATAACTTGCTTGGCAACATACTTGGCATGTGCAACACCTGCAATAGTTTCAGTTAGTTGTCCACCTGGAATTTGTTGAGTGTTAGCATCACCGACACCGTCGTAGTATTTTAAACCAGCATCGACGGTCTGGCTATTTCCGCCGTAGATCAAATCGTATGTTAGTGCTTCGATAATATATTGCACGTCTCGAGCGCAACGCAATGGATCATAGTCTAATGCAGGATAGGTAGTTGATAGATAACCAATGACTTCATCTTTGATGAATGACATGTTAGCAATCAGCTGTGCCTTGGCATTTTCTAAAACTGATGACAACCCAGTTGGACTAGGCAACGATAGTAATGGTGCATATACAGGACCACGATCAATAATTTCGCTTAGTGTGTCTCTGCTCGATGCAACCGCAGTTTGTTGAGTTGAATATCCTTCAATCTCAGTACTAGCCAATGCGTGAGCATATTCAATCGCTCTTACTGTGATATTCTTTTGATCTAAAATTACAATCTCAGCATTTGCTTCTCTGTAAGTTAGACCTGCCTTTCTAGCATTGAAGTTAGTACCTAATACTATGTCGTAGCCTAAGCCGTCAATAATTAAGCCAACATCGCGTGAGCAGATAGCCGAATCATATGTGAATACATCAAATGGCCACGGAGTTGTTTCATCTAGAACAAGAGTAGCAGTAGATCCATTGGCATTGTAGAGGAAGTCTCGAACATAGTTAACGCGGTATACAACGTCTTGCACAATGAAAGAACATGGAAGATTTGGAATTCGATCTAAATTACCAATTTCCAATCTTGTGTTGCTAACCTTATTAAGAATTTCAAATTGCAAGTTTCCTGAGAAACCGTCAACGAACATACCGCCTGCAAATGTCTGCGCATTAATACTCTTTGAGAAGCTAGCACATTCTTGTGCATACGGAGACTTGGCAAGAATTTGTCCTTGCGGGTCAAGGGTCAACATGAAGCCGCCATGTCCTTGTGCAGTAATAGCTTGCCAACGAACAGCATCGTTCGCTAAGAACACGTCCATTTGGTCGTTTTCTTTAGGATAGTTTACGCTTCCCGAGTTATCAATAACGTCAGTTAATGCTAAGATTAAATCATCGATAACAGTATCAGTGTTTGTTTCTGCAATGTACGCATTATCGATAATTTGACTGAACAATATTTGCTCTGGATCAGCGATAAGGTTGTTAGCAATAACTTCTTGTGCAGTTAGTCTAATACGCTCAATGCCCGCAAGTGTTTGAGACAACTGCTCGGTAATAGCTAATCGTCCACTAGCGTTCTGGAAGTATTTTAAACCTGCAGAAATAGTTCTAGCATAGCCACCATAACGTAGATCGAAGATTAATGAGTCGACAATTAATCCAACATCGCGCTTGCAAAGATTTTCGTTGTAGGTAAAATCTTGGAACGGTGCAGTATTTGTTTCAATTTGTGTATTGATCCAAGCAATAACTTCTTCTTGGATGAATACTCTGTTTAAGGAAATCAATGCTGCCGCTGCTCTATAGAAGCCTTTGTTATCAATCTTAGGATACACTGGCAATGACGCATCTTGTAGATAGTGATATCCGAACTCTGAACCAGTAGCAGTGACTAGACCATCGTTAGTTAAGTCACGGCGGAATTTTTGGAATGCCCAAGGACTAGATGATGTTCCTGGACGTGGTCTAAAAATAACACGGCGGAATTCGTCACCTACGATAGAAGTGTTTTGCGGAACTTTCAGCGGATAGTTTTCTTCGTAGATACCGCTTTCAACTAAAACAGAAATTTGTATGTTCTTAGTGACATCACCGTAGGAAATAGTTTCGCCAATTTCGAAGGTACCGTATTTGATATCAACGTCGAACAATTCATCTGCGCCGTCTAGTTCCCCAGAGTGTGCAAGAATCTGCGCTAGTGCTCCGGAAGTCTCACCTCGGATATATAATCCTTCACGAATGTCACGTCCTCTAAACGATTGAGGACTTGTGCTTTCTACGTCGCCTGTGTAGTCAGTACGTAGCCCGTTCGTGTAAATGTAGAATCTTGGGAGGTCGGCTTCTACAGTCGGAACCGAAGTAAACCCGTTGCCTTGGTCTGTGACCGTAATAGCAATAATTTGACCGCCAACAACTTCCGCAGTACCAAACGCACTGGAATTAGTTCCACCGCCGGTGATACGTACAGATACCAAACTGTATCCGCTACCTGGGTTGCCGATGGCTACATTGTTAACTTTGTATGTAATATCAAACGTTGCACCAGAACCGAAACTAGTTTCCGAAGGTACTGTAGTAGCAACTTCGATAGTTCCCGGTAATGATGTGTACACACCAGACGACACTACTTTAAACGTGACGACTGCACCGGGAGTAGTTGCAGTAGTTAATACTTCAAACGTAGCAGGTTGTCCGCCGACAGCTACAGTACCGCCGACTAATGTTAAGATGTCTCCAACGTTATAGTTAGAACCTGGAATGTTAATAGACACAGTGTCTATACTCATCAATGCAGTTGCTTCAAATCCCGAACCAGAAGTTGGGCTACTGTTGATAGCTGATAGCGTACATTCGTTCTCGCCACCGTTGTAAGTCAATACTTTCTTGTATGGCCCAATCTCAACACGAGATTCTAATACTAATTCTTCAGCACGGCGCAACGCTGCTTCTAATGTACGGTATGCATAGGCTAGCGCACGTCCTTGTAGAGCAGGGCTAACACCAGGTCGGTCGTCCTGCCCAGAGGTAGCGACATATAAGTTGGCCACTGAGCCAAACGCACTGTTGTCAACGTATCTCTTTGATGCTGCAATTAAGCCGTTGTAGTTAATATCATCATCTGGTTCTGGATCACGCGATAAGATCAACGGACCAGTCATTCGTCCAAATGCAGCGTTTGTATTACCAGTGGCAGGGTCAACTGCATTAACACCCGCTCTTGAAATCTTAGTATCAGCATACGCTTTATTAACAGCTTCGTCTGAATTTACTGGAGTTGTTAAATCTCTAATGCGCCATTGATTTCCGCCTGATCTGGCACTCAAGTCACCACCAAGTTGCGGACTGCTGTCTGCTACAATTTCGGCGAAGTCTGAGTTAATTATAATTTCGCTATTGTTAGTAGTAAAGTCAATGCTAATACCAGAACCCGGTTTTAGCTGTTTAAATGCTAGCCCAGATTCAGTATTGTTAACAGTCACTAACGGTGTGCTGCCCGTAGAAGGATCGTTTTGTCCTACATACGAGTTTGGAACATCGTCTAACCCGATAAAGGTTAACTTGTCCCCAAGGCCTAGAGAACTATATAATTCTCTAAAGTTGTCGTTTACTTTTCTAAACGAGTCGCGAATACTGTCGCCTGTTCCGTCGTTGCCTACAACGCCGATATCAATAATTTTACGTGCCATGTGTTATCCTAAGATTATGGTTGCTCTACTATTTACCAATTAATTTTATAAGCCTAATGTAAATACACTATGTTTGTCACTACTGAAATCCTACGTACAGAATACACTAGAACTAGTAAACTAGGCGCTGAACACACTTATACTCGCGATAAGACTGTGGCCTTGTTTCGATGTGATAATTGTGACTCGGACTTTAAAAGAGATGTTAGAAAAGTAGACAGAAAGCGTCTAAGCAATAACTACTTTCATGTTTGCAGTAATTGTGATGCTAAACGCTTTGCCCAACGAATCGGAGTAGAACAGAAGAAGATTTGGGATATGCCTGCTAGCACCACTTTACCCCTGGGAAAATTTTAGTAGACTTAAATAAAAATCTAAAGGAGATTTCGATATGTTCGGATTTATTAAAAAACTATTTGGCGCAGCGCCAGCACCAGTTGAGGCCCCAGTTGTTGAAACTAAAGTAGAGACTGTTAATTCAGTTCCATACAAGGTTGAAACACCAGTTGCTAGCAAAGATGAGGCATGCTGTGGTATTGAAGGTTGCACACACGATACTGCACCAGTTGCACCTGCACCTAAGAAGAAGCCTGCACCTAAGAAGCAATCATTTGCTAAAAAGGCGCCAGCAAAGAAGCCAGCTCCTAAAAAGCCAGCATCTAAAAAATCAAAACCAGCTGCTTAATACAGAAGTTTTGATCAAGAAAAAGCGGGCCTAGCCCGCTTTTCTTATGAGTAAAGTATCTTACTTCGATAATTTGGCTAATTCAAAACTAGCCAAGTTCTTACCTTTACTTTCGCACATGATGTCAAACTGATCGTTAAAGCTCAATGCCCAGTCGTTGGCTGCTTCGTTCCAGTAGAAGTTCGAATGTGCTCGCAGCTTCTGCTTCTTGTAGCCGCTAGCAATTAGCGAACTAAGATCGGGTAAGCTGTGTCCGGGATGGCCAACAAGACAGTCTTCCCGTGAAACACTATAATGCAAAGTAGGGCGCACACCGCGCCAGCTATCAATAATCCTTTTAACACGGTCGTCATTCGCTGCAATATATTCTCCAGTATTAATCCAATGATGATGGATGTCCATGACTAATGCACAGGTATCTACTAGCTCTAGGCTAGCATCAATACCCCATGTCATTTCGTCGTTTTCGATAGTGATACAATTACGGGCTTCGGGACTCAGCTTTAACATAGCACGTTTAATGCCGTCTGGTCCTTGCTTGCCTGAAATGTGTACGTTGATTTTAAAGTCTTGGAATGTTTGTCCGTAGCCCATCCAACGAGCCATATCAGTGTGATATTCGAACTCTTCAATACTGCGTTCTACAATGCCTTCATTAGCAGATGCAAGCACAGTAAACTGGCCAGGGTGCATAGACAACCGAACATTATTCGCACGAGCCAAAGCTCCGACTTCGCCAAATGCTCTTTCAAGATAGGCTCGTGTATCAGGAAGCCGCCAAAAGAAGCTCCAAGTAGGCTGAGTGTATACAGGAAGGATATCGCTGCTGAGTCGTACCATTCTAAGATTTTCATCAAGTGCTCCCACACGTTCAACAAGTTTGCGGGTGCTCTCGATATTACCTACCATAAGGTCCCAGAGCTTTTGTTCAGCAACTTGCTTAGTCTGTCTATTTAACCAAGCTACTGTGGTACTACCGGTGTTGTAGGCTTTAGCGGGATCTGTGGCTTTAATGCCATTGACCTGCTCTGCGTTATCGATCCACTTACAGGCAAAGCCGATACGCTTAATCATGTTCCGGAACCTCATTAAGGATGTCTTCGCAAGATTGCAAACCGCGTTCCCAGCGAGCCATCATGTCACGAAATGCTGCGATGTTAGCACGATTGTGAAATGTATCACCACTCCAGATAGCGGCGTCGATTTCGTCCATAGGACCGTCTTCTAATCGAGTATATTGAGCTGTAGTCATTCTTTTACTTCTTTCTCATTGTCAAAGATTTGTAGGAACTTGTTGCCGTCTGTATGCGTGTCGACTACAACCATAGTATAGTCTACGCCACGATAAACCCACTTTGGTAAGAATCGTTGTGTATAGATTTCGTTGGTGTAGTAATCGCCTTCTTCGTTGATTACTTCTTCAGGAGTAGGCGCAAACTGCACCTCGTCGCCGCGGCCCTCGCCAGTAAGTCGCCAGTAATATGTAGTGGCATCATCTACTGGAATAGCGACCCAATCTTCTACATACCCAAAGTAGTCGAAGAGTTCTTGACGCTTTGCATTATATTCATTCAGGAGTTGCATCTTTTGCTTTCGCAGAAATAACATTAGCGATACGGAAGGAGCGCCATTCCTTTTTGTCCAGACACCACACACTCATAACATCTGGATTAACTTTCTTTTCTTTCTTAGGAGGTGGAAAATCAATAGGATTGTCTGTGTTAGTGACATGCACTGGTTCTGGGGGAATCAATGCCTCGTTAAGTGTACAGGGCATTACTCGCACTTCACCATTGACTTTGGTAAATTCTACAATACACTCGCCGGAGTGCAGTAGTTCGGATAGTTGTTCGCGTGTAGTAGTATTTGTCATGCTACTATTATAGCACAATTATCGCCAGTTGTCAACTACAAATTGATCCTGAATATCCGGTGGGTTTGGATCACCGTGGAATACAGCTACACAATTCTCTTTTGGAATTTTTGGACTGCGAACAGTCTTAAATCGAGCAATGCCGTTTTGTCTAGATATTTCAGTTCGGTCTCGCAGTTCCCATTTATAACTCATTATCCATTCGTCCGGATAGAAAGTTATTCTGCTTTTAGCAACAGCCCAAATCCAATCTTGATCACCATGCATTTTCATAGCTTTCTTTGGATTGGTCATGAACGTTGAAAAGATATCCGGATGCATACCTTTTTGCCAGCACATGACTGAACTGTTAAGCACGTTCCATCCAGGATGAAACTTTCGGTTAAAGTCTCTAATACCGTAAAAGTCTTTATCAGTACCTTGTGCAAGTTTGTCGATGTTAGCGTGAATAATAACATCGAGGTCGAAGTATAAGATTCTTCCGCCTACATCTAGCATGGGGTCGAACATGTGAACTTTCTGCCACCACAGCTTAGTGTATCCACCGCTCGGTTGTACAA